ATATTGCTCGTGGTCTTATTGAATCGGGTGGACAACTTGGCGTTTCGTCAAGAGGACTTGGTACTTTAGCTGAAAATAGAGATGGTGTAAAAATTGTCCAAGACGATTTTCATCTTGCAACCGCAGCAGACATTGTTGCGGATCCTTCTGCTCCTGATGCTTTCGTAAGAGGCATTATGGAAAATAAGGAATGGGTAGTTGTTAATGGTCTCTGGACTGAGCAAGCATGCGATATGGTCAAGAAAGTCATTAAGAAAGCAAGCCGTAATCAATTAGAAGAAGCTAAACTTGCTGTGTTCAGTAAGTTTTTGAGCCATCTTTCTAAAAAGTAATTTTATTATAAATAAGATATAAATCCGACTTTAGGAGAAGCAAATGAGCGTAGAACAGAAAATCAGAGAGTTGCTTGCGGGTAAGCAATTATCAGAGGAAAATGCTGGACCAATGGGCGCAGCAAAGGGTAAGGATACTTCGATCCCAGCAAAAACTGCAGGCGATGCGAAAAATCCACGTCAAGGTTCTTCGGAAGATGCAACCATTGCAAGCGAACGTGATCAGGAAACTGACAATCCAGGCGCTAAAGAAGCGTCGCCAGTTTCTGATAACAAGAGCAAGATTTCACAATCAGGTGCAGGTGCTGCTCCAAACTTCACAACCTACGGCGACCCAACATCGGTTGTAAACCAAGCATCTTCAAGAGGAAATGTTCATCAAGAAGAGTATGATCCAGAAGAAGACGAAGATCTAGAAGATGAAGATCTAGAAGAAGAAGTCGAAGAACTCGACGAAATCTCGCAAAGTCTAGCATCAAGAGCTGTTGTTAAGAGAGGCGACAAGGTTTACGGCGATGCGATCGAACGTGGCGATGTTGCAGATCCAAAACAAGAAAAGAAATTTACCTCAGGACTCAACAGAGTCAAGAAAAAGTTCGGTGACGCAGCTGCGAATAAAGTGGAGCGCAAAGTGGACAAAGCAATTGGTTTAGATAGACACTACAAAGAAGAATTCGAACTAGAAGAAGAAGCAGATTTCGCTGCCGATCTAGCAACTCTGTTTGACGGTAATCAAGATCTTTCAGAAGAATTCCGTGGCAAGGCTGCATCGCTTTTTGAAGCAATGGTTGTTGCTCGTGTAACCAATGAGATTACTGAGATTGAAGAATCTCTTATTGCTGAATCAGCAACTCTCATCGAAGAATATAAAGACGAACTCGTTGAAAAGGTTGACTCATATCTCGGCTATGTTGCTGAACAGTGGGTTGCTGCAAATGAAGTAGCAGTTGAAAATACACTGCGTAGCGACATTACAGAATCATTTATCAGCGGTCTTAAGAACTTGTTCGCAGAACATTATGTCGATGTTCCCGAAGAGAAATATGATGTACTTGGTGAAATGCAAGACCAGCTCGAAGAACTAGCTTCTCGTCTGGACGAAACATTAGCTGCAAATGTAGAACTGCACGCTTCAAATGTAGAACTTCAAAAAGAAAGCGTACTTACAGTAGTTGCTGAGGACCTCGCAAAGACTGACGCTGAGAAGTTGAGATCATTAGTCGCCGACGTAGAATTCGAGAATGCGGATATTTTTGAAGAGAAACTGACTGTTATTAAGGAAAATTATTTCCCTAAGAATAAGTCACTCTCCGAAGAAAGACTTGACGATGGATATGAAAACGAGTTCATCGAAACTTCAACGTCAGTAAATCAATACGTCAAGGCTCTTGACGCAATGGTTGCTAAGAATTAAATTTTATAAATAGTAAATTGAAACCCCTACTAGGAGATAACTAAATGTTTCTTTCAGAAAACCTACAGCAGAAGTGGGCACCAGTACTTAATCACGAAGGTCTCGGAGTGATTAAGGATAATTACCGCAAAGCAGTTACCGCAGTTGTTCTTGAAAACCAAGAACGTGCGCTTATCGAAGAAAAGTCAGCACTTTTCGAAACTCCAGCAAATAACATTGCTGGCTCGGGCGCATCAGCTATTGACAAGTACGATCCAATCTTGATCTCGCTTGTTCGTCGTGCTCTTCCAAACTTGATGGCATATGACGTTGCTGGCGTTCAGCCAATGACAGGTCCAACTGGTTTGATCTTCGCAATGAAGTCACACTATAGCACTAACTCTGGTGATGAAGCACTCTTCAACGAAGCTGATACAGACTTCGCTGGTACTGGTACTCATGCAGGTTCGAACCCAGTTGACGGCACTTACACAACAGGTACTGGTATTGCAACAGTAGACGCTGAGCAACTTGGCGAATCTGGTGGAACTGACTTTGGTCAAATGGCATTCTCGATCGAGAAGACAACTGTTACTGCTAAGACACGTGCTCTTAAAGCAGAATACACTGTCGAACTCGCTCAAGATCTCAAGGCAATTCACGGTCTTGATGCTGAGTCAGAACTGACAAACATCCTTTCACAAGAAATTCTTGCTGAAATCAACCGCGAAGTTATCCGTACTATCTACAAGGTAGCTAAGAGCGGCGCAGCTACGACTGCAACTCCTGGAACTTTCGACCTTGACGTTGACTCAAACGGTCGTTGGTCGGTAGAACGCTTCAAGGGTCTGATGTTCAACATCGACCGTGACGCGAACGTTATTGCTCAAGACACTCGTCGTGGCAAGGGTAACTTCATCATCTGTTCGTCAGACGTTGCAAGTGCTCTATCTGCTGCTGGTAAGCTGGACTATAACCCACAGCTGAACAACAACCTGACTGTTGACGACACAGGCAACACCTTCGCTGGTGTTCTGAACGGTCAATACAAGGTATTCATCGATCCTTACTCAGCAAACCAAGGTGCTGCTAGCCAGTACTACGTTGTTGGTTATAAGGGCTCGAATGCTTATGACGCTGGTATCTTCTATTGCCCATATGTTCCACTACAAATGGTTCGTGCAATCGATCCTAACACCTTCCAGCCAAAGGTCGGCTTTAAGACTCGTTACGGCATGATTGCTAACCCATTCGTGACTCAGGCAAACGGTACAACTGACGCTGACACGTTCACTGCCTCACGTAACCAGTACTATCGTCGCGTTAAGGTTACCAACATCATGTAATCAATACCTCTCCTTTAGAGAGAGGATTACAGGAAACTGGGAGGGGTCGAAAGGCTCCTCCCTTTTTCTTTATAAATAGTATGAAACAACGAGGGTCTTATGGTTACTAAAACTGATTCTGGAATTACTGAGGCTATGTGGGTCAATAAACAACCTACTGACCTAAATTACCTGAAGCCGAATGGTTTTAAGTTTCAAATTAACAACTCTCCAAATATTTCATATTTCTGTCAAGCAGCTAGTATTCCGCAACTTTCTATTGGTTTTATTGATTTTGAGAATCCACTCGTTAGAATTCCAGTTCCAGGCGAGAAAATAAACTTTGAAGAATTAACCATTAAGTTTATGGTTCAAGAAGATATGTCAGATTATCTTGAAATCTATAATTGGCTAGTAGGTCTTGGTGCTCCAGAGGGTCCAGACCAGTATAACGCTTGGAATAACTCTCAGAGTTTTAGATTTCCAGGAACACCAGATAAACGTCTCGGTGCACTAGGAAACTTCTCAGATGCTGATTTAACAATTTTAGATTCCGATAATAAACCAAATATTATTATTCACTTCAGAGATCTCTTTCCTATTAGCCTACAAGGGTTGGAATTTGACATCAGTACAGGAAGTGCAGCGCATATGTCGGCATCTGCAACGTTTAAATACGCACTTTATACGATTGAGAAGGTTTAATAATTATATGATTAAAGATCGTATACAGTTTACAGAGTCTGCTCTTGAGCATTTTCGTAATGTATCCACCTCCAACAATGCACTTGGTGTGCGTCTTTCTCTTGCAGGTGGTGGATGTGCTGGGTTCAGTTACAAGTGGGATCTGGTAAAGAATGTAGAAGAGCTCGTGGAAGATGACTTTCCTCAAGAGTATACTGATTGGACTTTCTGGTTAGATAGACCGTCGGAACTTTACCTTATAGGTAGTACTGTAAATAAGAAAGTAGACATAATTGGTAGTGTTATCGAGATACAAGCACCACTTGCGTCGAGCAGTTGTGGTTGTGGAGAAAGTATCAGTTTTAATGTTTAAAAATTTATTGACTTTATAACTAAATTGTAGTATAATTATATTATTTCTATTTGAGGACATTATGAAACTAACTGAAATTCAAGAAATGTGGGCCAAAGATTGTAAGATTGATCAGATGAACCTTGGTCCAGAATCTACAAAGACGCCAGAACTCCACGCAAAATATCTTAATCTACTCTCTAACTCTAAGCTGCAGCTTCGGAAGTATGAGTCAGAGTATTATCGCCTTCGTGGTCGTAAGATGAAATGGTATCGCGGAGAACTTACTCGCCAAGATCTAGAAGAACTTGGTTGGGAACAATGGCTAGGAAATAAACCTCTAAAGAACGAACTCGATGATTCCATTCAATGTGATGAAGACATTATTAAAGCGGTCGACAGAGTAGACTATATAAAAGCAGTACTGTATCAACTGGAGCAAATCCTCCGATCCCTCAATGGCAGAACTTGGGATATTAAGTCTGCTATTGAATGGACTAAATTTACAAACGGATTAATGTGACTGAGTTAAAAGTAACCAAGAAAGATGAAGTCTATCTAAACGTTGAGTGCGATCCAAGCACTGCGACTGAATTGAATGACTACTTCACGTTTGATGTTCCAGGCGCAAAATTTATGCCAACCTACCGAGCAAAGGTATGGGATGGTAAAGCACGTTTGTTCAATATGTGGACAAAAGAACTCTATGTCGGGTTACTTCCTTACCTTCGCGAATTCTGTGAGCGTCTTGACTACCAGATGGATGTCGATATGGAACGAATCGGCGACCCAGTTTCTATTCGTGATCTTGTTGAATTTGTCAAGGCTCTGAATCTGCACTCACAGGGCAACCCAATTACACCTCGTGATTACCAGATAGACGCAGTGAAGTATGCAATTCGTATCGGTCGCACCTTGCTTCTATCGCCTACTGCTTCTGGTAAATCTTTGATCATCTATCTCCTGATGAGATACCATCAGCAGTTTGGGCGTAAACAGCTTATTATTGTTCCTACTACTTCACTCGTCGAGCAGATGTATAAGGATTTCCAAGACTACGCGAGCGAAGATGACTGGAAAGCATCATACAATTGCGCAAGAATTTATGCGGGGTTTGAAAAATCAAATGAATATCCGATCACGATCTCAACGTGGCAATCAATCTACAAATTACCGAAGAAGTTTTTTGACGAGTTTGATGTTATCTATGGCGATGAGGCACATCTTTTCAAAGCAAAATCTCTCACTTCAATCTTCAGCAAGTGCACGAAAACTAAGTTTCGTATTGGGACTACTGGTACTTTGGACGGCACTAAAACCCATCGACTTATCCTCGAAGGATTGTTCGGAAAAGTAAAGCAGGTAATCTCGACGAAAGAACTCATGGAACAGGGTTCTGTCGCTGACCTAAATATAACGTGTTTGACATTAGACTACTCAGACAAAGAGCGAGACGCGACAAAGAAATTTACCTATCAGGAAGAAATGGACTGGCTGGTAAAACATCCTAAACGTAATACCATAATTAAGAATCTTGCTACGACGCAGAAGGGTAATACGCTAGTTCTTTTCCAGTTCGTCGAAAAACATGGTTCTGTTCTTTACGATTTAATTCGACAAAAGGCAGCTGATCATCGAGAAGTCTTCTTTGTTCACGGCGGAACTGACACTCAGCAAAGAGAACAGGTTCGTGCAATCACAGAAACCAAAAACGATGCAATTATCATTGCTTCATACGGAACATTTTCTACGGGGATTAACATTAGGAATTTACATAACGTAATCTTCGCCTCGCCCTCTAAGTCTCGCATTAGAAATCTACAGTCTATTGGTCGTGGACTTCGTAAGGGTGATGATAAAGACTCATGTAACCTATTTGACATCGGCGACGATCTGTCATGGAAAAGTAGAAAAAACTTTACGCTAAATCATATGATTGAACGCATTAAAATTTATAATGAAGAAGGTTTCAAATACAAAATAGTAAGGATCCCTATCAGTGAATGATATCAAAGTCTTGAAATTTAGAAACGGCGAGTTAGTAATCGGTAAGACCGTTGAGTGTGAAGATAATATGATTGAAATCACAGATCCTATTGCTGTTGTTGCGGTCCCCGTTATACAAGAAACGATGCAAGGAGAGACCTTTGTACTTAAACCTTGGATCGGAATTTCTTCTAATAGTATGTTCGTCGTTCCTATGGATGCGATTTTAACTGTCGGAGAGTTGAAATTACCGCTCCTTAAACAGTATAATAAATATGTTGATACGGGATTTACTCCCGCTTCTTTCGACGAAGACAAAACTGCTTTCGAACAATTCACTGCAGCTATTCTTAGACGAAGAAACTTACTTAATTAAACAGTATATTTCATAGACGACACCGTCAGTATACTAGTTTTTAATGAAGTAGTCAATAGATAAATCAATAAAAACCATTGACAAAGAGTGAAAAATAACGTATAACAGTTATTGATAGTATGGAGAAAATAATGTCAGATCCCCCTAAAATAAAAGAAAAGTTACCGTTCAAGAAGAATAAGAAAAACAATGTTCACTACGTTGATAACTCCTTGTTCCTTGAAAAGATTACTGAACATCGTAACAAAGTTGTGGCTGCTAAAGAAGCAGGAACAGAGAAGCCACGTGTTCCGAATTATCTTGGTGAATGTTTCTTAAAGATTGCAAATCACCTTGCATATAAAAGCAATTTTATTAACTACACATATCGAGACGAGATGATATCAGATGGTATCGAGAACTGTATTACTTACATCGACAATTTCGATCCTGCTAAGTCTAGCAATCCCTTTGCTTACTTCACGCAGATCACATACTATGCTTTCCTGCGTCGAATTCAAAAGGAAAAGAAACAGCAAGCAACTAAGTATCGATACATTAAAAATTTAGATGTCCACGATCTTATTACACAGGATCAGGATGGTGGTGAATACGGAAACGAGTTTGTGGACTTCCTTAAGAAGCAGATTGACCAGTCGGTTGATTATGATAAGGAACCTGCTGTTGTTAGCACCTTACCAAAGCGTAGACCAAAATATCTTGATAAACCAAAAAACCCCGACATTTCCCTTGACATTTAACATGATTTATAGTAGAATGGAAATATTAAGATTGTTAAAGGAGTTTTATATGATTGAAGTAAAAACAAACAAGTACGTTGCATGGTTTACGGAAAACTGGTTTGCCCTATTTTTCTTTCTTGCGTTTGCATTGATCATCACACTAGTATCTGTTAATGCTAATAACTACAGAAATGGCGTTCAAGGTGTTTCTAAACAGAATGTAGGATGTATCTATCTTGAGTCAAGTGATCTTGGATCTGGTCAACATTATATGATTTGTGACGGACAAATTGTCCTAAAACGTCTTGTCGACGAAAATGTCGCAGAATCAACGACCGAAGAAAAGTTAGAGGAAACTATCCCTACTACCCCTGAAACTAAGGGGAACAAAACTACGGAGAAGTAAATGTCGCGTTTTAATAGCGTACCTGTGATTGTTCAACAAATGGTTGACGCGATGCAGGACAAAACGAATTCTCAGAATTCTCGTGATAATTATATGAGAACTGTTGAGACGATTAAAGATTATTGTGACGTTGCATTGCGCGACTATGAAAAAAAGAATAAGGTTAAATTATGAAAATTGCGTTGATCACTGACACTCACTTCGGTGCTAGGTCTGACTCGATACCATTTGATAACTTCTTCGCGAAGTTTTATAATGAAACGTTCTTTCCACATCTAGAACGAGAAGGTATTAAGACCATAATCCACCTCGGTGATGTCTTTGATCGACGCAAATTTATTAACTATAATACGCTGAAGAGTTGTCGCGAGTATTTCTTTGATAAGACTAGTGACCTTGGTATTGACGTGCATATGATTGCGGGCAATCATGACACGTTCTTCAAGAACACAAATGAGGTTAACTCTTTAGACCTTCTGCTTCGAGAATATGGGAACATTATTACATATTCTGATGCGCAAGAAATTAAAATTGCTGGTAAGAATCTATTGCTTGTGCCTTGGATTTGTTCGGGTAATTATTCAGAAACCATGGAGGTTGTAAAAAATAGTAATGCACAAGCAGTATTTGGACACTTTGAATTTTCAGGCTTCGAAATGTATCGTGGGCATAAAAATGATCACGGAATGGACACTGTGGACTTTGATAGATTGCCTCTCGTTTGTAGTGGTCATTTTCACCATCGCAGTCGCGTTGGTAACATT